AAGAGTTAGAAATCCTTTGTCTTGCCACTCTTCGATGGGAGCTTTAAGTTTGAATGCTTTGAAAAACTCTCGTCTAACAAATGAATGTTGCTTCCAGATGAATTCATCACCATTTTTAAATAACAATCCAACTGATGCAAAATCTCGAATACTTGCGTAGTCAAATCCAGCTACACACGAGCGACCTTTTAAGTCAATTTCAGGCTCTCGTAATGTGGCAAGTAGTTTCTCACGACTGGTAACATCTTTTTCCAAATCTGCTTCTGGCAAGTTCATGCGTTTTGTCATAAATTCTTGTCGTCCGCTTGGTTCTAGTTCTAAATCGTCATAGTCTGATTTAGTAACAGTCCACAGCCGTTTTGCGTATGGCGTATCTTCGTCAAGCATTGGGTTTGCTTTCGGCCAGTTTTTGAAGTCATCTACTTCTTCTGCATTGTCCAATTTACAGATAAAAGGGAACATGCGAAAGTCTTCGACTTCGCCTTTCAATATCTGATTAGCTTTTTCAATAGTCTTATCGTAGAATCCTTCACGAACATAACCATTTGTACCATTAAAAAACGTCCTGACATGTGCAATCTTACCTAGTCCAGACTTTTGTACTTTTACTATCTTGTCATCTTCGAACTGGTGAATTTCATCAAATTCAAGACAACCATCTCGTGCAGAGTCCATTGTTTTTGGATTATTTGTCCTAAAAGAAAAGACGGAATTATTTTTCCGTCCTACAATAGACATTTTTGTTAGGTAGTAATGATTTTCTAACCCTCTTGCTTGGATTGTTTCATATACTTCTTCAAATGATACTTTTCCCTGCTTTTCACTATTGGCAGTAATTGTGACATCATAGTTTTTAATAGGATATAGCGGGCTTGTAAAAAACGCATCCCTAGTCGACATAAAACCATTCTTACCACCTCCACGAGCAAGCGTTAAAAGATATTCATTAAAATGCGGTTCGCCATCTTCTTTTCTGAATAAGAAAATAAATGGTGTAATAAACTTTTGATAAGCAGCTAAAGGGAAAAAATTCTTTTCGGCGAATCTCACATACTTATCAATTAAATCATTATCAAAATATAAATCATCTCGAGTTAAAACTTTTTCTCTAATAAGTTTTACTAACTCTTTACGTTCTTTGTTGTAAACAATTTCATCATTATCTATCTTACGAGCATACTCTTCAAACAGTGGATGTGATATCAAATCAAATCACCACCATTCGTGATATCATTTTTGTCAATGACTTTATCTTCAGGTAACATATCAATCAATTGTTTTATAACTCTGTGATACGTCACATCTCGTGAGTTATATAATTTTGCCACAGGACGCTCTCTTTCATAAGGTGTCTGAGTTTCTGATTGAGAAAACAGTTCATAATCGCCGTTCTCTGAGATATCAATCCACATGTCATTAAGTAGTATCCGGAGACGTGCAGCTTGAGTGAACAATCCTTCTGCGATTTTCTTTTTATCTTCAGGAATGTCTTTAAATAGCTGTTTCAAGCGATATTTTTCACTATAAACTAATTTGTTACGACGTTTTAATTCATCCAAAAATTCACATCTCCTTTCTAGTTTTTCTCTGGGGTGGGGGGTCGTGCGATAAAAAAAGCAAATATTTGGACAGTTGACCCTTCCCACCGGTTTCATCGTTCGGCTTTTACCTCGTTTTATTTTGATGGGAGGGTAGTTATCCAAACCATTCATCAGAACGGTAGTTTGTTTCTTTCTCAATCTTTTTCTTTTTATAATTAAATCGTTTATGTCTCTTGTTATGACAGTCTTTGCATAGCGTCCTAAGGTTATCTAAATCCATAGCTAACTCAGGATAAAACTCTAACTCTTTGATGTGATCAACCTCTAGGTTATCTGTCGTCACCTTGCCTTCTAACTTACACCATTGGCATTCGTTGTTATCCCTTTCAATCGCTTCGAGTCTAAGTCGTCTCCACTCTCCAGAGTTGTAGAAGATATGTCTTGTTGATTTAGTTGATGTGTCAATAATCATAACTTAAATGATTGAGAAAGCTTACACTTAGTCATGTTCTTACCAGGTTGATCGTAGAACTCTAGTGATACATTGCGCTTTAACATATCTTCAATCGATTCACCGTCTTCTGATAAGTCTTTTGTAAACCAATTAATATTAAGAGATATTAATCCTGCCCCTCCATTATTTAGACTGATACCATTTAAAAATACTTCTGGAACTGATTCATTCTCTTTGTATATGATTACTAATTCTTTAATAGGTTTCATGTTATATCCTCCTAAATATGTGGTTCTTTTTTTACATAACAAAAAGCCACCACGATTGGTGACTAATCTCCTTTCGACCAATCATATTCATTGATCAAGTTAATAATGACTGACGTGCTATCTTCTTCAAATTCTTTATCGTCTATATCTTGTTCAGATAAGAATGCCGAAAATTCAACTACGTTATCAATATAATATTCAAAGTAATCTCCCCAATTCCAATAATAGATTGGAACTTCTTCTGTTGTCCCATTCGGCTTCTCAATAACTACATATGGATTATCTACCTCATTGCCATAAGACATACATAATTCACATGTTCCAAATGTCACATCATTTTCAGGCTCTGTACCTACATCGATTACTTTATAACCCTTAGACATATCTTTCCTCCACATAAAAAGCCACCACTAAGTGATGACTAATTGGTTAACCATAGATAAACAGCGAACGAATGCTCGGCCTATTGCCTACCCCATTCTGGGACGCTTCTGTTTATCATAACAGGAACAGTCGGAATCGAACCGACACATATAATCAGACCGTCGACAATCCAATTATCAAGGCGCTACCTCTACCGTTTTCCAATCACGGTTCATGTCCCAACGGTTTAGTCTTACTTTGCGCAAAGGTCCCCGTAGAGATACTAGTGCTTATTTTTAAAGTAAGCCTATAGACCCATCACGAATCGAACGTGATTAATACCATAAGGTCTACACAAAAACGGTTATAACTCCGCTCCATGTCCCACGCCCGCTGTATTGCTCTAGTGGCTGAAATAACCACTACTGAGACGGCAGGATTCGAACCTGCGTACGTTCCAGACCCTTTATAGTCATATCGCTCCCCCAACTGAGCTACGTCTCAACACCCTATCTCGCCTTTTAGCTACAAAATAGCAAGTTCGATAGTAGTTAAAGTTGACGACTAAATAAATAGCCTGTTGGTAAATGATTATCTCTTCTTGCTATTTTGATAATACTATATTAACACATATTTTTATGTATAAACTATTGTATTACTGTATAAAAACTAGTCAAAAACTCCTTGCTCTACAATCAAAGAACCCTCCCTATAAAGCTCTGCAAAAGCTAATAATGCAGCATCTAGCGTGTCATAATAAAAACTCTCTGACATACATAATTCTGTATAAATAACCTTATCTGCATTCTTGTAAGGAGATAAGTATTTTTCATACAAAATCCTGCGCTTTTCTGGATCCAGTATCATACTAACTGATTGCTCAATTGCTTCTAATTCTTGTTCAGCTGACACACGGTTGAGTGCTAAGCGTTCAACTGGCTTACTAGGAATTCCATGTGATTGTCTAGGCTCAAAGGAATAAGTGGCTGTCACTTTTTGAGTATCTACATCATTAGCGATCCTACGCCAGCGTGGATACTCTCTTAGTTTTCGCTTAGCGTTTGATTTAGTCTTTTGTATATTAATTTCTGGAAAAAACGTCATGAAAGCTCCTCGTATGATATAATAGTTGTACGAATATATACCGAATGGCGCTTTCACGAGCGCTTTTTTATTGTTCTCCTTTCCTTCCTCTGCTGACTTATTTTTGTTGTTAAATTGTCGAGTATTAAATTTTTAGTTTTGCGTCAGCACTTTATTTGCAGCATTACGCTTGTATAATCATCTGTGAGCGATAACAGACTTTAGATTTTTATGAAAAAATGTCGGAGGATATTTCCCTTTCTAAAAATTTCGCTCTATAACTACGTAACGATTATTCCACGCTACGCAGCTGAATACTTACTGAAAGCTTCCAGGGTAAGTTTAACGAGTATTCCAGCTCGTAGACCCACAGAGCCATTGCAGGCTCTTAGGCCTTGCGTGGGACTTTAATTTGCTTCTGTGTTTAATAGTTTAAAATGCCAAGTTTCATATTCACCATGATAAACGAAGCCTACATAGCCTTCATCAACGATTTTATCGCATACAACATATGCTAAATCAGTATTTTTTAAATAATCTTTTTCACCATATTTTACAATAGCAATATCATGTTTTTTACCATTTCTAAAATAATAGCCAGAGGACAAATTATATTTGTCATTGTTAAAATCATTTGCATATTTTTTGGATATAAAAATTGTTTTTTTTTTCATTCCGTCACCTCAAGATATTACATAAACAAAGTCACTATCCAAAGCAATAACAATACGACTAGCGGAGAAATAAACGCTCTTGCAATCACTGTAGCAAAATCTTCATCTGTATTTTTTTTAGAAGCAAAAGGACTAATTAACACATTGATTACTACAGCTTGCGGTAAATTGATAGATGGTACGCCATCAATTGTTGATAAAATGTTATTCCAACCGTATTTAATAACAAATCCAGATAATACTAAGCCGAACGGCAATAGAACTAAAGCTATAATAAAGTTCTTTTTAGCATCATTTTTATTTTTATCATAATTCATAATTTTTATTTAACTCTCTTTCATTCATTTTCTACATCTTTTCTAAACTGCCAAGCCCAGTCAAAATCTTTGCGGATTTCGGATTCTGTGACGTTTCTAATATTTTTGTATTCCTCTAATTGATCTTCATATGCTTCAATTAATTTTAGTTTCTTGTTTACCTTTACTAAAATTATTTTTAAATCACTATTCGGATTTGGTATCTCAACCGTATACAGCTTCTCTTTTTGGATGGTGTAGCCGAATTGGTGCATATTAATAAGTGTGTAGACTGGATTTTTTGATGTTTGCATCCAGTAATAGAAGTCATCTTTTTCGACTTCTTCATCGTATATCGACATGTGATATAAATATAAATCGCACTCTAAGCTATCTTTATGCTTCTCATACCACTCAGCCACAAACTGTGGTACTTCTGGTTGAGGTTGGTCAATCTGGTCGAGTAATACTTTTACAATATGTGTTTTCACTACTGGAATGTCGCCGACACCACCTTTACCAATAGACTGTTTGTCTATCAATTTCTTCGCTTCTTCAATATTCATTTGCTACCTCTTGTAAAACCTTTGTAAAAATTTCTTTAACTAATTCATGCGGTATATTTGACCGCTCATTATAAGACTTAGAAAAGTGTTTCCATTCCACATCTTGCTTGATGATATCATTTTTAAGACCCAAATCAAGGTTACTAGCAAACTTTGTGGGTTTCTGCAATGGATAATCATAGTTGTTATACCTTGTCATGTTTAGATATGGAAGCTTAAAACCCATAACCTCCTCAATATACTTCCATAACCGACCACTAGCAGGATTTTCTATGATGAAATACCTAGGCTCATACCGCTTGATGATTTCGATTGTGTTGAAAGCTGTCAGCTCTCCATTTACACGTTTCATAAATTGGCGGTCATACTGGTAATTGATGTAGGCTTTATCATAGTCTGAGTTATTCCTGATGGTAAACATGCTAGCCTCCTTCTGTGGAGCAAAGAGGCTGTCTGATAGGTCTTCCCGTTTCCAACAAGCATTACCCTCAGACATAGCACTAGCATTACTCCAACTCTCGCATGGTGGACTAGCTATGATTAGGTCAGGCTTAGGCAGCTTATCCAATTCATCAAAAAGCTTAGTATCTCCAAACAGGCGGCTATAGTCTGCCAAATTCAGATTGATAAAATGATTGTTTTTGTTCTCAATGTCGATTCCTATCGGATAAATTTCAATTTCTGGAAATTCTTTAGCTGCTTTAGTGTAAGAGCCATTACCGCTATCAAATAATGCCCAAACAATCATTTCATCCCCCATTCCCGGTCAACTCAGCAATCCGCTTTGTCTGTCTCTGATTTTGCTCTGACGACTCTTTCAAACGGTACTGCGTGCGTATTAGTTGCTGTTGTAAACCTGTGATTTGTGGTTCGTAATATTGTTGTGCGTCGCGGTAGGTAAAATACGACACAGTTATCATCATTCCCAGCATTGCGATTGCAAAAAATAACAGTCCTTTCCAGTCACTTTTTAGGACATTCATTATTTTATTCAAGTTATCACGTAAATTTTGCAATAATTCATCTGTTGTCATTCTTCCACACTTTCTATCAGGTCGCTGTTTTGATATACGTTTCCGATGACTTCGTTTTCTTCAATTTCTGACCATAAATAGACAGCGTCAGTTCCTGTGTCAATTACCCAGCGGCCTTCTAACATTTTTACTACACCTTTAAAATTTTTATATGTGTAATCTATGAGACGTGTTGTTAAAACCATATCCCCTTCCCAAATCTCAATGCCATTTTTATCAAACATTCCTGTTGATTGCATGAGTATATAGTTGTCAAGGTTATCCTCGACAAAATGAAACGTCTCTAAGCGACCACAACGAAACTCATCATCTGCTAAGCTGCATCTATATATTTTGCGCACACTTAATTC